GTCACGCTATTGATACGCAAGTTATTAGCGTTGAGGTGGATGATGGTACAATAGACCCAGTAGGCGGCGTCATTGTCACCGTTCAAATTCTTTATACATACACACGCGGTGACGCGTAAGGGAGAAACAAAATGGCTACACATAAAGGCTCAACAGGATCAGTTAAGGTTGCGGCATCAGGTGGATCAGAAGCAGTTGTCGGCGAGGTACGCTCGTACAGCATTGACGAAGTAGCAGACACTATTGAGGACACCGTAATGGGTGACTCAGTAAAGTCTTACTTGTCTAGCCTTAAGGACGCGACGCTTACTATTGACGCGCTTTGGGATGACGCAGACGCACAGCAGTTAGTGCTCGATTCTGGTGCCGCTATCGATTGGGAAATACATCCAACTGGAACAGGTACCGGCGAGAAGTATTACGGCGGCGCTGGCATCGTGACCGCAAAGACTATCTCTGCGTCTTATGACGGGTTAGTCGAGGCGTCATTCTCTGTACAAGTATCAGGCGCAATCACAGAAGCGTCTAACTAATGGGTCTGGCTAAAGAGTTGCGAGCGCGACGAAAGCAGTCACGCCGTAAGATCGAGGTCGCAGAGTGGGCTGATGATAACGGGGCGTTTGTCCTGTATTGTCGCCCACTGACCTGCTATGACCTTAATGAGCTACAGAAGCGACATCCACAGGTAATGCAGAACCCTAGCATTGCGGCAATGGTCGATTTGATTGTGATGAAGGCAGAGGGCAAGGATGGCGAAAAGCTGTTTACTTCTGGCGAAGACAAGATCGACTTGATGGGTGAAGAAACGACGGTGGTGTCTGGTATTGCTAACGAGATGTTTAGCACTATCGACCCATTTGAGGACGTCGAAAAAAACTGAAGGCCGATCAGTCTCGGATGAATCTCATCGCCTTGGCTGATCGGTTACATAAGACTATCGAAGAAGTCGAGCAGATTTCAGTCAATGAGTTTCACGAATGGCTTGCTTACTTCAAGATAACAAGCGAGTCTAAAGATGGCGACTGAATCTGTAAGCATTGTAATTAAGGCGTTTGACCAGACGCAGAAAGCCTTACGCGGAATCAAACGTGCTTTTGCTGGCTTATCAAAAGTTTTTTTCAGCTTTAAAACCGCCTTGGTTGCCGCAGTCGGTGCAGGCGGCCTTGGTCTACTAATAAGCAACGCACTGAAGTCTATTGACGTATTAGCCAAAACGTCTAGTCGGATAGGCACCACAACAGATGCTTTAAGCAAGCTCCAATATGCAGGCGAACTAGCAGGCATAGAAACCAACACCTTGAATATGGCAATGCAACGCTTTGTCCGCCGGACTGCTGAAGCGGCAGACGGGACAGGCGAAGCAGTTAGTGCGTTTAGAAAGTTACGAATAGACGCAGAAAAATTGCAAAAAGTTCCTCTTGATGAGCGCATGAAAGTTCTTGCGGAGTCATTTAAAAACCTAGGCAGTGAAGAAGAAAAGCTCGCCGTAGCTTTTAAGCTGTTTGATTCTGAAGGCACTGCCCTTATCAATATGCTGAAGCAGACTGGCGACGAGATGGATGCCGTCTTCAGAGAGGCAGAACAGCTTGGCCTAGTATTATCAGAAGAGACAGCGCAAGGCGTTGAAGAAGCTAACAATGCTTTCACACGACTCAGAGCATTGTTCCGTGGCACTGTCTTGCAAATCACTGCCGCCGTTGCCCCTGCTCTAGAGTCTTTATTTACTCATCTCAAGCAGATAAAGCTAGAGGCGCTTGCTGGTACTGACGGCGTTGAGGGTTTTGCAAAGGCAATTGTCGAAAAGTTCCTTTCTGCTGTGCGCTCTATGATTGTTGGCATAGCGCAGATCCACACCTCATTTAACAATCTTTTGCACGATCTGAACGTGGCAGTGTTTGATTTCCGCAGGATATTTGGTTTGGATGGGCTTTCAGACGCCGAACAAGAAATAAGCAAAGAAATTATAAATATAAACAGAGGGTTGCAAGCGATTGCAAAAGGACAGCAAGAGGATACTAATTTCAACTCAGCATATATTTTGGGAAAGCTAGGATATCCCTCTGTAGAAGCGGCAAGGGCTGAAGCTAATCGGCTGATTGCAGAAAATGACCGAATTGTAGCTTCATTGCAAAGACCCGTGAAACCCAAATCACCTGACTATACTGACTGGATTGCAGAATTTGACCGTCTGATTGCTGGCATTGAGCAAAAAACTGAATCAGTAAAAAGCGCAATGGAAGAGGTCACTGTCACTGCGCAGAAGCCGTGGTACATGCCATTCATCAATGGCGTCAAAATGTTTGGCAACTCACTTGATGAGCTGGTTAACGAGAAGTTACCAGACCTCAAGCAGATGGTAGACAGCTTTGCCCTGCAAACAATGAACAACTTTACGCAAGCTTTTGTCGATGGTGTGACAGGTGCAAAGTCGTTTGGTGAGGCAATCAAAAACTTAGCTAAAAGCGTTGTCGATTCCTTGATTAAAATGCTTGTCCAGTATTACATTACTAAGCCTTTGTTTGATGCGATCAGCGCCGGAATTTCAAGTGCGTTTCCTACGTCTAGTGCTGGTAGTGGCGGCGGTGGCGTTACGTCGGTCACTGGCGCTTTAGCTAGAGGCGGCGTAGCAACAGGCAACAACCCGTACCTAGTAGGAGAAAAAGGGCCAGAAATATTTGTGCCAAGTACGACAGGGCGCGTTGTGCCTAACAACCAGCTAGGCAGTGGCGGCGTAACAGTAGTACAGAACATCAACGTGACCACAGGCGTACAGCAAACCGTACGTGCAGAGATAGCAAACCTACTGCCTCAGATCAGTAACGCGGCCAAGTCTGCTGTCGCAGATGCTAGACTACGTGGCGGTGGCTTCAGCAAAGCAATGGTAGGTGCATAATGGCGGCTTTTCCAAGTGTAGGCTTTACGTCGATGACGATGCGGCTTAGGTCGGCAACGGCTGTTAGCCAGTCACCGTTTACCTATGACCAGCAGACTTATCAGCATCAAGGTGTGAGATGGGAAGCAGAGGTTCAACTGCCACCACTCAAGAGGTCTGACGCCAAGCAGGTAGAGGCGTTCTTTGCTTCTCTACGCGGTCAGGCTGGCACCTTTACAATGGGCAACCCCATACACAATACGACTGCCACAGGCGCAATTACGAGCGGTACAGCAGGTGCTACGACTGTCACCGGTTCGACGTCAGGCGTGGTCGCTGGTGATTACTTTGAAACAGGCAGTGCGCTATACATCGTGACCGACATTTCTGGAAGCTCGATCAGTATAATGCCGCCACTTCGATCGGCGATTAGCTCATCGACCCCTATGGACTTCACACTGCCGAAAGGCACATGGCGACTAGCAAGCAATGACATTGGATGGAGCATCAACGAGGCTAGTTTGTACGGTTTCACTTTTGCTTGCATTGAGGCTATATGAGCAGATCACTGACATCAGCGATGCAGTCGGCAGTTACCGCCGATTTAGTACGCCCGATCATATTAGTACAGTGCGCGTTTGATTCCGGCAATCTAAACCTATGGAATGGCGTGGGCAATCTTACAGTCAACAGTGTTGACTACGTAGGTGCTGGCACATTGTTAGCCATCGGTGAAATAGCAGAGACGTCAGAACTAAAAGCCAACGGCATCACAGTCACCCTATCAGGAATCACTGACCCGTTATTAGCGAAGGCGCGTGACGAGGACTACCAAGGCCGTGAGCTAAAAGTATTGCTTGGCGCTATGGATGCTAGCAACGGCGTCATAAGCACGCCTGTAAACGTGTTTAGTGGCTTCATGGACACGATGGTTATTAATGACTCATCGGAAACCGCCACGATACAGATAGCCGTCGAGAATCGTTTGATTGGTTTTGAGCGCACTCGTGTCAGAAGGTACACAGCAGAGGATCAACTAATCGACTTCCCTAATGACAAGGGCTTGGAGTTTGTTGCTGACATGGCTGAGAAAGAGATTGTGTGGGGACGCAGTGGTGTAGTTGGTGGCGGCGGGCGTCCAAATGCCGATCCAGATGCACCGGCAAACCCGCCACAGCTTCCGTAATAACTAAGGGACTAGTCATGGAATTTGCGATTGAAAACCTAGCAAAAGTCAGGCGAGAGATTGAGCCTTTGCTTCAACAGCACTGGCAAGAGATAGCGTTAAACAAAGACATTATCAAGATGAATCCTGATTGGGAAGGCTATGCACGACTTGATAACGTCAACGCGCTTAGGATTTACACGGCTAGAAAAGACGACGTAATGATGGGCTACTTTGTGGTCATCGTCAGCAAGTCACTGCACTACCGCGACCACTTGTTCGCTAACAACGACGTGATCTTTTTGACTCAGCCAGCGCGCAAAGGTTTGACCGGCGTAAAGCTCATTAAGTTTGCCATCGAGTCACTAGCGGCTGAAGGTATTACCAAGCTACACATAAACACCAAAGCGCATCAGCCCTTCGACGCAATCCTAGAACGATTGAACTTTGAAGAAATCGAGCGCGTCTACTCTTTAGTTCTGAGGTAAGAACATGGCTATTTCGGCAGTTGCAGGATTAGCGGCAGGTGTTGGCGCGGCGGCGGCGGCTGGAGGATTAGCGGCCCTAACCTTTTTTAGTTTAAGTGGCTTTGCGGCTTTTGCAGGCTATTTTGCGGTTGGCGCTGGACTATCAATGGTGTCGCGTGCGCTAGCGCCTAAGCCAAACCTTGGCGCACAGATGCGGGGTATTACGCAGACCAGTCGCGAACCTGCTGGCTCACGAAAAGTCGTTTACGGCAAGATGCGCGTCGGTGGTCAGGTTGTATTTATATCCAACTCAGGCGATGACAATAAATACCTGCACATGGCGATTGCCTTCGCCAGCCACGAAATAGAAAGCTACGAAGAGATTTGGTTCAACGATAAGAGGGTGTGGACGCTCAGTGGCGGGTTCCAAAGCGACTGGGGTACATACGTTACTATAGACCGGAAGTTTGGCACGGACGGACAGGCCGCATCGACTGACCTCGTAAACGCCAATGTCCTTTGGACTACTAACCACAAGCTGTCCGGCATTTCTTACATTGCGTTTAGGCTTGAGTGGGATACAGACAAGTTTCCGCAGGGCGTCCCCAACATCACCGCCGTCCTGAAGGGTAAAAAGGTATACGATCCTCGCAGTGCTAGTACAGGCTGGAGTCAAAACCCAGCTTTATGTTTGCGCGACTACATGCTCGACGACAAGTACGGGCTTGGCGAAGTCACAGCCAATATCGACAGCACAGCAATAAACGCCGCCGCTAACCTTTGCGAAGAACAGGTCACTCTTGACGCTGGTGGCACTCAAGACCGTTACCGATGTAATGGCGTTATAGAAACCGGCAATCAAATCAGAGCCAACATTGAACAGCTACTCGCATCAATGGGCGGAATGCTGACCTACTCAGGCGGTAAGTATTTCATTGACGGCGCTGAGTACAAGGCACCAGCACTGACGTTTACAGAAGCCGACGTTATCAGTGACATACAGACGCAGACCAAACAGTCGCGCAGAGGCATCTATAACGGCGTTAAAGGCATTTTCGTTTCTAAGGAGAAGAACTACAAGGTATTGGATTACCCGCCTCAGATCAGCTCTACGTACGCCACAGAGGACGGCGACCCAATCTATTTAGATATGGCCCTGCCGTTTGTTACGAATAACACGCAGGCTCAGAGACTCGCGAAGATTGCACTGCTCAAGTCGCGTCAGCAAGTCGTTATCAACATGACCGTAAACCTCAAGGGCTTGCAGGTTAAGATTGGCGACACGATCAATGTGACCAACGACCGGCTGAACTACAGCTCTAAGGTCTTTCAAGTTATCGACTACTCATTAGCCATTGCAGATGGTGGCGCACTTGCCGTGAACTTGGCTTGTATTGAAACAGCCGCCGCTATTTACGATTGGAATACTAGCGACGAAGAGGACTTTTTAAGCGGTGGAGAGTTAGACCTGTATGACGGGCGAACCGTTGCTAACGTCACTAACCTAGCGTTGACAGAAACAGCATTCAAAGGGCCGGATGGCAATTTAATTAGCGCCGTAGATCTGACATGGACGCCAGTAACAGATGCCTTCGTTGAGCTTTATAAGGTCCGTTATAACAAGACAGGAACCACAAACTATTTTTATGCTTCTACTCGTGAGCCTCGTGTGTACATATCAGGCTTAGATATAACGTCTAATTATGAC